TATTCGCAGCAATAACACTACCAGGGGCGGCGTTGAAGATGAGAGTTTCGGTATAGATCATGGTCTGCTTGTTAGCCTCATCAATCCAGTCGTTGATAAAGTTAAGGTCAACCTGTTTCTCGTCAATGTCATCAACACCGAACGACCAGTAGTAAGCCGTGTCAATGGTCAGACTTGTGCTTGAACCAGCAAGTGTCGGGAACGTGATCGTCTCACCCTTGCTGTACGCTCCACCAGTAATGGTAGGACGTTTACGGATATAAACCGTTGCGCCGTTTGTCAGTATGCCTTTATACTCATCGTCCATAACATCTTTGAAAATGGTTTTAGGATACCATTTTGTAAGCATTTTAGGGGCGTATTTGTACGGTACATAATTTCCGTTAATTGCAGTATAACCTGCGTCAGTTCCAATAGACATTTTGTTTCCTCTTTCGAGTTATGGCGACGAGTATCTGCTTACCGACATGAACTTAGAAGAGTGGCATTTGTCGTGCCTTACCCGTTCCGTTCTTGTCTCTCAGCAAACCTTTCTCCGCCGCCTCTGTTACTTTATCAATCAGTTTCTCGAAGTCGTGATTGTTCCAGCCTTTAGGCAGATGTCCACGCTTAAAGTTGTTCATCTTCGCGGTAAGATCTTCATAACTGTAGATCTTGTCGTTCGGATTTGTTTCAATCACCGCCTCCGACTTTCTTTGAGTCGATTTAAGGGGGAGCTTTTCCCTCTTGACAGGAATTTCGATGTTCTCATCAGACGCAAACTTGAGTAGTTGTGATACAACAGCATTAGAGTCAAAAGTCTCTCTTGCGGAGGCATACAACGCTCCCTCGGTAGTACCGGCATAGCCCTTGCGGTTCCATGCTTCCCACTTATCGGGATTTTTTGCAACATACTCATAAACAGCTGTGGGAATCTGCTCATTCACAGTTTTAATCATTTCGGCTTCTGCCTGTTCCGCAAACTGCTGTTCACGCGCTGATACCGTAGCACCCTGCGTTTTAAGCTGTTCGCGTAACTCTGCATTACCGTCTGAAAACTCGCTTAACCTTTGTTCTACCAACGCATTGACCCTTGCATCATCATCTTCAGAACGCAATTTAGCCATCGCTTCCAGTGTCGGCACATCAATTTCGTCAAGCTCGTCCTCTGTGAACCTTTTACTAAGATCGACCTTAGAAGAGCTACGTGCCTCAGCAACAGCCAAGTCTGCCCGTTTTGTCTCTTCCGCGAATCTCTCTTTAAGCTCCCGAAGTTCGTCTGACAGAACTCTCGCCCTGCCATCTCCGGTCTTAAGCCTAGCCAATTCCCTTTTAAGCTCTTCAACCTCTGGATTTGATTCGGAATCACCAACTTTTGCGGGATCAGGCAATGAGGACTCAGCGACAGTCTCTTTTCCTTTATCCGGCAGATCAGTTACTTCTTCTTTCTCAATTACAATACTGCCATCTGATTCCTTCTCAACGATTACAGTTGGTTTGGTTTCAGGTATAACGACAGAGCCATCTTCCTTTACAGGTATTGCTCCGTCACCTTTCTTCCATTCCTCGGCGGCATCACATTCGTCCATGTTGAACATCTCAAGCCCTGCGGCCATACGTTCATCATTGATTTTGTCGAGCTTTTCCATTTGTTTTTGTCTGTTACTCATCTCTGTTTCCTTCCAAGGGCCTGCATAAAAGCAAGAAGCCTTAGTTTTTCGTTCTTTTCTCTCGTTCTGGGGCGGCATCCGATTATTCCGAAGCCCAGACATATTTTCCAATTATCACATACCAGCCAAGCCTACTTTTGGTTTAACATCTGCTGAAGAGTCAACCTTTTCGGGGGTAGTTGTGATACTGTCAAAAATCATTTTAAGGTCAGGTAATGCGCCTGACTGTTTTACAAGTTGTTCACCTTCACTTATACCTATATCATCAATAGTCTCTTCAAGGGATCTCTTCATCCAGTCTGTGAAAAACGGGCACGTTTCTCTTATACGTGCCATTTCAACATTGAATGTCATCCGGTTATCTTCGTTAACTATTTGTTCTGCTAACATTATTCATTCTCCATATTCATTGAAGTCGGTTGGGGTTTAGGCATCGGCGCAGGTGCAGGAGGTGCTGTCAGATTGTTGCTGTTACCCTGATTCGTACCAGGCATCATATTTGGCTGTTGCGGAGTCGCTGACTGTCCACCACCTCCGCCCATCTCACTTGCCTGTGACAATTTAGCCATAATCCTGTCCATCTGTTCAAGCTTCTCAATCTCTGCCTTAGATGGAATAATGTTATCTGGATTTACGCCATCAATAAGTCTCACATAAACCCTCATCATCTCGGCTATGCCGTTCTTGCCTATTACTGCGGCAACTGCGGGATTATTTGCAAGAGCAAGAAATTCTGTTATCCGCTGTCTGTTCTCTTCCTTGACCAGCATTGCCAGTACACCGCCGACATCGACTTCACAATCACCTTTAAGTCCAGCATCGCAATCAGGATCAAGCAGATTTACTCGGTATTGGAAGGTGATAGCAGGTATCAGAACGTCATAGCTCATGCTGTTTACAACGCCTTTAAGACCCCTTGCTGAAGCCGCCATGAGCATTGCAAGACCGCCTAGTGTACGTCCTGCACTTGAAACAACCTCACTTCTCTGAGAATAAGCAGGTATCTCGGTTACAATATCAGCTTCTTTTGTAAAGGCTTCAGTTGCGGCAAGAAATTCAGTCATGTTTGAAGCTGGCTGGAAAAACGCTATCGGATTTTTACCTGTATTCCTTGGGTCTGTACAACTTATAACACCCCACGGATTTATTTTAAAATCCCAACTCTTAGAAACACGCTTTGAATCAAACACAACAGCCATAGGCCCAGAACACATCGCCATATTGGTACACATGCTCCGTACTGACGCATTGGCTTTTCTCTGTACATCACGCATCTTCCGCATCGGTGAATCGCCCCACCAGCTCCCCTGAGTCTTATAGAACGTGCCTTTAAACAGAGGTCTGCCAAGCATTTCATCAGTAATTGAGCAGAATATAACCTCATTATTTATTACTATAGCGTTTACTTCATAATATTTATCATCTTCAATCGGCTTTCCATCATGTTCATCTATATTAATAAGCTTCAGCATTGTTCCTCTGATATCACCCCAGAACTCAATACCATCTATCATTGAACTCTTGTAGCTATGCGCTGTACCATCATTTTCAAGCATTTCGCGTTCTGAATCAATATCAAGGTTCATCTCGTATCCACCATTCGGGTAAACCATTAGAATCCTGTTAATACTGTTGGGATAATAGCCTTTGCCTAACCCCTTCATTAAATTCAGCTCTTTCGCTGTATATTTTACTCTCTCACAGAAATCGCCATCACCGATATTGACAGCTCCTTTAGATGGGTACGCATCAAACGGGTTGATACACTCCCATTCGTAAACTTCGGTTTCTTCGAGCTTTAAGCCATTTGTCTTATTAAACTTAGGTCTTTTTCTCATACGGCGAACCGGACCTTTTAATATTGCAGTTCCGTATGTAGCCGCACAATCGACCAGATCAGCCATTGCGTTCATCCACTTGCCTTCAATCATCTGGTCATTACACTTCTTAGCCATACGTGCGACCTTATTTTCTGCGTCCTCTTTACGGTCGTTGTCGGTATCATCACGTATTGACATAGCATATTGAGCTACCACATCTGGGTCTGGCGGTTCATTGGCAACCATTTCCATTGCCTGTTCAGGTGGCACTCCAGCTTCAATAAACTTATTGGTCGAGAACTCAATGTAGCTGTTCATTGTCTCATCTGCTATCTTTTTAGCATCATCAGGAGATATTTCAGATACAGGGGTGGCTTTCATTGTCCACGGAGGTCTTGAGCCGTAAAGGAATATTTCAGAAATCCACGCATTTGCGCTTCTTCGTTTGACATCGGATAGAGGATGATAGATTACCGGCTGATTGGCTTCTGCAATTATTGCAAGATCTGAATTGTTATACTTTGACCGTGACTGGCGAAGGCACTCCATCAGCTCTTCCTTCATGCCTGTCAGATCTTTGTGCTGTACTGCACCCTGAAAGACATTTTCGACATAAGGGCCGATAAGACCAAGATTCTTAGCCTCTTCATCGCCTTCAATAGGTGTTGTTTCTGCCGGATCAGCCATTTAATCCCCTTTTGTGGGGACAGTAATAGGCAATGTATTTCTGAAAGTCAAGCAGAAAGTTGAATTATTTTATATTTATTTTTGATTATGGTATTTATAATTACATTGCCGCCCGGTTAGACAAACTCTTTTTCTGGTTTAACCCACCTTTAACAGCTTGGCCAAACTCATCAGTTGTTGCCCTGAAGTCAACATCGTACTCGTCTAGGTACATAAAGACATGGCAACCGTATTGAACAGCATCCTGTATGTGGCTGAACGAGTTTTTGCATGGCTCACCTGAAAACACTTCATCGACATGCTGTTCGACTCGTTTAAAGAAATACCAGCCGTTTGCACCCTTCCTGAACACTTTACACTTGCTTGATGCAATAAAAGCAGGCTCACCCTTATTTGCTGTTTTCGTTAAGAAGTTGACAACACACGGTATCCTATGCTTCGGCTTCATTACATGACACTGAACAACATCAAGGCCCTTCTTAGATAAAATTGATATAGGTGAACTTTCATCACCATCAGACTTATTGCCACCTGCGGGATCTCCAACTGCAAATACCTGTGTGCCTCTTCCATAATTGTAGTCATTGACCAGCTTCTCTTTTAAAATCGTATCCCAGAACCGTTCAGCACCCATACGCTCATCCGGTATGACCTCTTCCAGCATCCGTACCTGACCACCGTAAGCCATCTGCATAATTGCGCAACACACGTCCTGCCCCCAGTCAAAGCAGAGGAACAACGTCTTACTCGGGTCAAACGGTATCTCTCTGTCAACATAATTCCTGTCATCGCACCATTCATTATATACCGGCAACCCAGTTGTTATCGTACCGTATTCAGACATAACGAAAACCCTGATCCACGCATCGCTGTATGCCGATATGAGTTTCTGGTAGTAATTCCACTTCTCTCCGAGATTCTCGATATTTTCAGCAGGCATAATACCCTGTGCAATTTTCTGACCTCTGTTCGGTATGTAAATCAGCTTTTTATCTGGCCCCATCTTAGAGAACATAGCAGGAGGCTGTTTAAAGAACTCCCAACCTGCTGGATGCTTGTTCTCTGCCAGTTCATAGTACCAGTGCATATCATCAGGCATATTGGTATCCATGAGCATAGAGACTCTGTACAGTTGATTATTGATATCCTTGGCTTTAGGTGAGCGTCCTGTTCTACCAAATGCCATCATTACCGCAGCAAACAGAACATTTGTGGCTTCGTTTATGAATACGCCTGTCAGCTCAAGTGATTTAAGATTTTCTATATCACCGAGCTTACCCTGATGTTTGCAATGTATTATAGACTCGACTTTTGTCCCGTCATCAAGATTGTATTTAACCTCAATTTTCATATTGCCAACTGATCTTGTTACTTTTGAAATCAACCCTTCAGGGAACCAGTCAAGCCATGTCTCCATTGTAGTATCACGTAGATTTGCTTCTGTATCACGTATGAAACACCATGCGCTTCTTCTGACACCGTTCTCATCGGCTGGCATCATCTGCATCTCAAAATTAACCTGCTGTACGCAAATTACAGTCTTACCGGAGTTTCCTGTGATGAATTTTTTATCATTGTGTTTTGCAGTAAAGAAGCCTGTGTCTGTCTCAAAGCAATACATCTTTCCGTCTGATGTCGTTACCTTGTCAACTTTAGTATATCTTTTAGATATTGCTTCTACCAGAATTTCATTGTTTACCGTTTCAATTGGTATCCACAGCATGTCATCCTGATCTGTTTTCAGTCTCTTGGCTAAATCATCAGCCCTGATTATCTTTAACTCTTCATCATTACCATAATACGGTACTTTGTGCTCAGCAGATAAAACCATATCAACACAACCGCCATGAAAGTGATACATAGTCGATTCTGGGTACACCATATATTTTTTTGGTTGTACGAACCTCGACTCCTTACTGTCGCTATCCCATTGCAAGATGTCTTGCCCATTCCACTCATCTATTCGTACCCATCCGTCAAGAGTCATAACCATTGTT